GATATTTATAATATAATAAACAGAAAAAAAAATTAAAAGAAATACATTATGGCTGATTTATTAATGAAAATGCCGTTACCTTATGAACCGAAACGACAAAACCGTTTTATATTAAGGTTTCCCTCAAGTTTGGGAATAAATGAATGGTTTGTTGAATCAACGTCTAGACCACAAATCACAATCGGCTCTACAGAAATTCCATTTCTGAATACATCTACATATGTTGCAGGTAGATTTGTTTGGAATCCTATCAATGTTGTGTTTAGGGACCCTATTGGACCTTCTGCTGCACAGGCTTTGATGGAATGGGTTCGTTTACATGCCGAGTCAGTGACAGGTCGAATGGGTTATGCTGCGGGATATAAGAAAGATATTAATTTGGAAATGTTAGACCCAACAGGAGTTGTCGTTGAAAAATGGATTCTTTACGGAACTTTCTTAACAGACGTTAATTTCAATAGTTTAGCTTATAATACAGACGGACTTGCAACTATCAACGCAACCCTCAGACCTGATAGATGTGTTTTAGTTTATTAAATTAGGCGTATCCTTTACAACCAAAATATAAATCCATATATTTATGTAAAAATAAGTGTATGGATTTTTCTTTTTTTATGGTTGATAACAAATCCGGTTATAAAACTAAAGAAAAATGGTTTCAATCAAATCATCCTGATATTTACGATGAAATCATCCGATATTCAGATAAATTGAATATAACGATTCCATCCTTTAAGGAAAAAATTTGGTTTTATTTTCACTCTCTAAAAGAGAGACCGAGATGTATAACTTGTTCGAAAGAAATTCCTTTCAGAGAAAGATTCGACAAACCATACGGAAATTTTTGTACCTTAGAATGTTTCAATGTAAATAAGAATGAAATGTTACAACGTCAAAAGAAAACTTTCAATCAAAAGTATGGAGTTGATTTTTATCCCCAACATTCTGATTTCATAAAAAAACAAAAGAAAACAAAAGAAGAAAAATATGCAAATCCAAACTTTAATAATGTTGAAAAAATGAAACAAACAAAAAGGTTGAAGTATGGAGATGAAAATTACAACAACAATGAAAAATATATAGAAACATGTAAATTGAGATTTGGTAGTTCTAACTATTTTTCTTCAGTGGAATATGATGAAATCATTGAAAGAAATTTTAGACAAAAATATGAAAATCTAAATATTCAATCTATTAGTGGTGGAGTTGTAAGTATTTCATGTAACAATTGTGGTAAATTATATGAGACAACTAAAGAATTATTGTATGAAAGATATAAAGTAGGCAATGAAATATGTACTTTTTGTAATCCCATAGGACAAAGCTCTAAAAGTTTTTATGAAAAAGAAATTTCCCAATTTTTGTTAGATTTTAATATTCCCTACGAGACATCAAATAGAAGTACAATCAATAAAGAATTGGATATATTTATACCTCAACATAATTTAGCAATTGAATTTAATGGGCTCTATTGGCATAATGAATTATTTGTTGATGACAAATACCATCTGAATAAAACTACACAGTGTCAAGAAAAAGGTATAAGTCTAATTCACATATTCGAAGATGAATGGTTATATAAGAAAAACATTATAAAATCAATAATAAAGGGAAAACTGGGTTTAATCGGAAAAAAAATATACGCGAGGGAATGTAATATTAAAATTGTTAAGTCTTCGGAGGCAAAAAAATTCTTAAACGAGAATCATATTCAAGGAAATGTGAATTCGAAAATAAGAATAGGATTATATTATAAAGATATTTTGGTATCCATAATGACATTTTCTAAAGGTAGGATAATTTTGGGTGGGAAAAAAAACGAATGGGAATTAACAAGATTTTGTAATGTCATAGATACTATTGTTGTTGGTGCTGCTAGTAAATTATTTAATTTTTTTACAAAAAATTATCAGTACGACAAGATAATCTCTTATTCAGATATTAGATTATTCGATGGAAATCTATACAATAAATTAAATTTCGTTAAAATATCTCAATCCAAACCAAACTATTGGTACGTTATTAATGGACTTAGATATTATCGTTTTAACTTCAGAAAATCTAAACTGGTTAAAGAAGGGTTCGATAGTGAAAAAACAGAAAAACAAATTATGTTGGAAAGGAAAATATACAGAATTTATGATTGTGGTAATTTGAGATGGGAATATACTTCACTTTGATGTGAAATTAAATATTTTTATGAAAAAAAATATATGGAAGAACAAACAATGCATTACGGTCAACAAAATTTCACATTACCACATGATGTTGTTCCTTTACCATCTAAGGGTATATTTTACAAAAACAAAAAAAAATCTATAAAGGTTGGATATTTAACAGCTAATGATGAAAATATTTTAATGGGAGGAGGAGAAGATATGATTTTCAACCTATTACGAAATAAAATATACGAACCAGACTTGAAGATTGAGGATATGGTAGATAGTGATATTGAGGCTATCTTGATATTTCTTAGGAACACATCATTTGGACCGGAGCTCACACTTAATCTTACAGACCCTAAAACAAACAAAAGTTTCCAAGCTAATGTAATGTTAGATTCTTTACCGGTCATAGACGGTCAAATTCCAGATTCTGAAGGGTCCTATACGGTTACATTACCCAAAACAGGGTCAACTGTAAAAATAAGACCTTTGACTTATGGAGAAATCACTGAAATTAACAACTATGAAAAAAGTTATCCAGTTGGAAGAACCGCTCCGAAAGTAACATGGAGATTAAATAAGCAGATAGTAGAACTGAACGGAAAAAATGATAGAGGAGAAATCTCAAAGTTTATTGAAGAATTGCCAATCATGGATTCGAAATACATCCGAAAATTTTTGGAAGAAAATGTACCAAGATTAGATTTAACAAGAACTGTAACGGCCCCGTCTGGAGAAAAGCTTATTGTGAATGTAGGCTTTGGGGTCGACTTTTTTCGTCCTTTCTTCTGATTATCGGAAACAACAAATTGATGAATTTTATTATTTAAGTACATTATTTCGGGTATCCTACTCGGATTTTTTAGTTATGCCTCTTTTCATCAGAAAATATTTGTTAGATAAATGGATTACTGATAACAAAAAAGATTAAAGTTACATAGTATTTATAACAAAAAAGGTATGCAAAACGTAGGTAACGAAGAAGCCCCAAAAGATTTTGGAACAAGATTGCTTGATGAGGTTTTATCCTTAGGGAGACTTGAAACCTATAAAACGGGTTTAGATGAGTTAATGAGGTCATCCGATGCACTAAATGCTACTTTTTTACAAGGAAGAGGTAGGATAGAACAGATGCAGTTGGCAGTAGCTGATGCAATTCCGGGTATTATTCGTGCAGGTGGCGAAATCAAGGATGTTGTTGCAACTATGGGTGACGTTGCTTTAGCGGTCAGAAGAAATTTAATTGCCTCCGAAGAAACAGTATCGGAATTATACTCATCTTCCGAGTTAATTGATAGAACTGTAAGAACTATTACTGAAAATTTCACTTCTGTTGGTATTCTTGTTGACGACATAGGGGAAAAAATTGAGGAGTCAATCCTTTATGTTCAAAGTATCGGTTTGAATGCAAAAGAAATAATGCAAGCTGTTGTTGATAATACCGACCAATTGAATCGTTTTCAATTTGAGGGTGGTGTAAAAGGATTAACGAAGATGGCGGCACAGGCTTCCATGTTGAGAGTTGATATGCAACAAACATTTAATTTTGCCGACAAAGTGTTAGATCCTGAAGGTGCTATAGAAGTTGCGGCTGCTTTTCAAAGATTGGGTGTTGCGGCAGGTACTTTGGTTGACCCATTCCAAATGATGAATCAGTCAATATTAGATCCATCAGGATTACAAACAAGTTTGGCTAAGGTTGCTAAAAGTTTTGTTTCATTCAGTAGAGAAACAAATTCTTTCAGAATAAATCCTGAAGGGGTTCTGAGATTGAGAGAAATGGAAGAAGCTGCGAGTTTGTCGAGAGGAACTCTCAGTAAGATGGGAATTGCGGCAGCAGAAATGGGAGAGAGAATGAAACAAGTTTCGGCTGCGGGACTAAAATTTAAGAATGAAGAGGACAAACAGTTTTTAGCGAACATAACTTCTATGGGTGAAGGTGGTGTATTCCAAGTGACATTAGAGGATGGAACAAAGGTTGATATTTCTAAGTTACAACAAGAACAATTCGACAAATTAATAGCGAGGGAAAAAGACAGACCCAAAACTGTTGAAGATATTGCTAGATCACAACTTTCAGTGAGTCAACTAATAGAAAAAGACGTGAGAGCCTTAACATCCAAAATAGTTTATGGTACCGTCAGTATGGGACCTATACCCGGTTTAACTGAGGATTTGAGGGGTTTAGGTATGGCTTTTGGTGCTGGACTTTCAATGGAAGGAAAAGAAAGGGTTACCGCGGCAGACATTAGAGGTGCGTTGAACAGTGTTTCACAAGAACTAGCCGACACATTAAAAGGTCCAGGTGACTTGATGGATAAATTAAAAAATTTCGAAAATGTTGCAGCAGATAAGTTAGGAAATGTGGATGATAAATTAGTTGATTACCTTAAAAGATTCGTGGTTAATGCTGAGAGTCAATTGAGAGGTTCTCGAGAGAATGAAGCGTTTTTGAAAGATGCAATACAAAAGGAATTCCAATCGGCCTTTGTTAATCCTATTCAAGAAGGAATGAAAAATTATAGAACAGGTCAGGCATTTATTGAAGGAACACAACCACTAACGGCCACACAGTCATATAGTAAAAATCAAACGACTCAATTAGGAACAACTACTCAAGTATTAAAAGGTAACATTGATTTGAATGTTAATCATAAATTCCCACCCGAATTCGAAAAGTTGAGTAATAGTGACCAATTAAAAATATTCGATCAGTATCTCAAGGATGAAATGAAAAAACAAAGCTTCCAAAATTATTTCTATGACCTAATGGATAAAAGAAAGTCTTCATTAACTAAACGTGAATAAAAAAAACAAAATAATCTATTTATTATAAAACATTAATAAATGGGGAGTCCATTAGACTTTATCAATTCATCTGGATTCAGAACAAATGTTACGGTTAGAAATTTAGTACCTTATGCAAAGTCTCCTAGTAAGGCAACACCCCCATTATATTATGAATATTTACAATCTGATTATTCTGTAAAGGATAGTCCTGATGAACTGATAGATACACCATATTATGCAAATACATTATATCCTCTAAATGAGTGGGGTAATGAAGGTGGGTATAAAGAAGCTCCGGGAATTAACGCTCTATTACCAAGGAAATCTAATCAAGGTGAGTATGGACCAGGTCAACAAGATGCTAAAATCTTGGAACAAGCACTTCCTCAATCTAAGGAATGGAAAAAAGTTAATCGATTTAGTGATGGTACTCAAACTGTAATTGATGGGGCTGAATTTTTAACTAATGAAACACCGAACGATAGAAGCTTATATAATAACCAACCTTATTTTACCTTCGTACCTTCGAGTTATTCTCCCCTATCTATCTTATTAAATCCAGACCCACAGGGAGATAATGGTTTATTAAGTCAAGATTCATATATTGTAAAATTAGGAGCACAGACACTTAAAAGAGAGTTCGAGGAGAGAATTGCCGCACAGATAAGACAAGATACTGTCGGTAGGGCAAACATTTTTAGTGTTGACGGTGTTGATGATATTGTAAATATATTGAATGGAAATGTTCCATTAATCGAACCGAATTGGACGATAACCGCACCTGAAAATCCTATTCTTGCGGCAACAAATTTCATATTAAGACTGGGTGGAAGTATATTACCGGTTTCCCCGATTCCTGGCTCTTATTTTGATAATAGTATCAACCAAAGAACACCAAATGTTTTACAACAAGCGGCAAATGCGGTTAGAGATACCGTTGTTGGAAATTTTCTAACAAATTTATTGGGTCCTGGCGAAACGGGTAGTGAAATATTTTACAGAAATACAGGACAAGGACAAAAATCCATTCTATTCAAGAATATAAATTATAATTTATATAGACCGAGTTTCGATAGAACACTATTCAATAGAGGTGGAGGACAAGCAATTCCCTCAACTACAAATATAGGTAATTATTACATTGGGTCTTTGACTTCAGACCCATCAAGAATATTTTCTCCATCTGGTGACTTACCGGTTAATTCTTTTGGTCAAGAACAACAATCACCTGTATATGGACCAAGTGAACTTGCACAATTATACGAAGGACCAAGTCGTGAAATTAGATTGGGGGCAAATGGTCCTGTATATTCTGATGGTGGAGGTATTGAAGGTGGTTTAACTTGGGTTTCTCAAAAATACAAAGGAAACGCTGGTAAAAAAGTTGGTATTGGAGGAGAAATTACAAATCAAGATGAAGATTTTAGTTCATCGTCTTTTGGAACAACGGAATCAACAAACATCGAGTTTAGAAACGGATCTATTTTAGATGACACACAAAGATTAATAGACAGTCAACCACAAGGAGGTAGAAGACTTCAACATGTTGGAAATGCTATGGACCAAGTGAGTAAGGTTTTCAATGATGGATATCGAGAATTAACAAAAGGTTCAAGAGTATTATCTTACGTTGGAGATATAGGACAAGAAGTAGGTACTGAATATTGTAGAGTTTTTACAAAGGATGTTCCATATCTTCAGTATAATGATTTACAAAAAACAGATGGTGTTACAACTGAAGGAAGACGATTTTCATGGTCGGTATTAGACAAAACATATAATTTGAACATTTCACCTAATAAACAGGAAGGTGGTCAAAGTTCAACAAATTTAATAAACGGACCCGGTGGAACAAGTACAAATGTTGCTTATGCTAAGAAATATATGTTTTCATTAGAAAACTTAGCGTGGAGAACTTCGAGTACACCTGGATATAGTGTATCAGATTTACCGATTTGTGAAAGGGGTCCGAATGGTGGTCGCGTAATGTGGTTTGCACCTTATGGACTTACATTTAGTGAAAACGTTTCTGCGAATTGGAAACAAACTGATTTTCTTGGAAGACCCGAACCGATATATACATACACAAATACTCAAAGAACAGGTAGTTTGTCTTGGAAAATTGTGGTAGACCATCCATCTGTTCTAAATGTTATTGTAGATAAAGTTTTGGGTAATGAAACTAACAAGGTTAGAATTAATGGTATTTTAGAATCATTCTTTGCTGGTTGTCGAAAATATGATATTTACGAATTGGCGAAGAAGTATAATCAACTAAAACCAAATGATTTATTTCAGATACAACAAGCACTTAATTCCAAAGAATTAACGACAAAACAAATCGAATTTGTTAAGCAACAAGTGCAAACAGGGGTCTACTCGACTGGAAATGTTGACCAACCTCAAGCGACAAATTTGAACCAAGACAAATATAAACAGTATGTCGATTCACTATCATACTATTTTGAAAACGCAGTTCCAAGTGCAAGTGACCAAAATTTTGAATCATTATTTACTAGTTATGTATCACCACAAAATATACAAAGGTATAAAACCATCTCATCCTCGACATCAGAGGAAACATCCTCGTTTTTCGAATTTGCAGTGAAACCAAATTTTGAAATTAGAAATAAAGAATTTATACAAGAATTAGTTAATGATTTGAATAATTTTAGTGAAGGTACGGTAACCATAACTATTGCATCTTCATGTTCTGCACCTGCAAGTATAGAATATAATAGGGAGTTATCTGTAAGAAGAATAAGTTCTGTTATTACATACCTAAAACAGAATGATAGTCTCAAACCATTTATAGATAAAAGATTATTTATTGTACCGGGAACAGCCTTTGGGGAAGAAACCCAAGTCACAAAATATAATCCCCAAACCCAACAGTTTGATAACGGACCTAAGGTAAATTGTAGTGATAGTAATCCTAACGCTAAAGGGGGAGATTCAACTGTAGGTGCAAATGAAAGATATACAGCCAATGCTATGGCGTGTAGACGAGCCTATATTCAAGGTATACAACAAAATCTATCTCAACCACCCCAACAAATTGAGCCGGTTGAAACACAGCAAAATCAAGAAGTTTTAGTTGGAAATGTTGTTATAAAAAAAGAAAAACAAAATGTAATAGAAGAAAACATTGTTCCCAAAGATAACATCACAAAAAAAGTTTTGAGGATGTTAATGTCAGAATGTGATTATTTCGAGACAATAAAGGAAGAGACACCGATGGTATTTGATAATCTGAGGGATAAATTGAAATTTTTTCACCCTAGTTTTCATTCTACAACACCGGAGGGACTAAATTCTAGGTTAACTTTTTTACAACAATGTCTTAGACCTGGTGATACAATACCTACAATCAAACAGGTAGATGGTAATTCAACTATTTTAGAATATAATGATGCATATAATACGGCATTTGGTGCCCCGCCAGTTCTTGTTCTTAGAGTTGGTGATTTTTATAATACTAAGATAATTCCTGATTCTCTACAATTAACTTATGAGAATTTGGATATTAACCCTGAAGGAATTGGAATTCAACCGATGATTGCTAATGTGACACTGTCATTCAAATTTGTAGGAGGACACGGACTCAAAACCTCTATTGATAAACTTCAAAATGCACTTACCTTCAATTTTTATGCAAATACTGAAATGTATGATGACAGGTCAGATGTAACCGATGAAAGTTACCAAGTGATAGATAAGGATTTCCTGTCGGCATTAGCACAAACTACACCACCTACAATAAATCAATCTACGCCAAACAATGCTAAATCTAACCAAAGTACAATTGGTACAATAATTGAAAAACAAATCAACACCTTTGAGACAGGAACATTAAGTTACTCAGACTTAATGGAAAGCTTGAAGAATGAAACACAAAACTACTTTCAAACGGTTGTGAATAAACAAAAAGAAGTTACACTCCAATATAACAATGCCGTTAGACAACAATGGATGTTATATAGGAATTATGTGTTTGGTAAATTCAATGTTGGTGCTGCCACAAATGTAAGTTTATTTGGAAAACCATCCAAATATGAAAAAAATATAGATAAAATATTTAATAAATTAACTGAAGATATTTCTGATGATACAGATGAATATATTAAATTTATATCAGAGACCAACAAAAATTTTAGTGAAAAATTAATCAGACAAGCAAAGACAAACTATAAAAATTTTATAAAGGATAAAAGGGGAACTTTTCTGAATTCGATTACCAAAATAATACAAGATACTACGAATGTTGAACAAACATTCATAAATAGGATAGGTCAAGTTAATACGGTTACATTCGAAGGAGTAACTGATAGAGGTACAGATGGGTTTCAACAAACAAATGGTCTTGCTGTAATTTATATGACATCTGGAACTTCACAAGTTAATTCAGCATCTGAAGGAGCCACGGATACGTTTCAAGAATTGAAGCAAGACGTTCTGAAAATTGAGACCGCTTTGATAAACTTTAATTCTATAATAACCTCACCTCAGACTGTACAAGGTCAGACACGTTTATTAGTTAATAACATCAACGACCAAGGTAATCCTGATGGTGTTTCATTAGATGAAAATAATGTTTTTACTCCGTATAGTAGTAATAGTTTATTTACTATCGATAATTTTAGAAGAATTTATATGATTGTATCTGATTATGTTATTGATGAAAAGAAATATGAAACATTTAAGAATGTAATGATTGGAAATATTCTAAACAATCCTGATTTAATCGGTAACAATAATAGAGATAATATTGAAAATGTATTTGATGAGTTTTGGATTAGAAAAGCAAAACCTGCATTTTTAGACGAAAATAAACTTACTGTGTCGTTTATCGATGATATGATTAAAGTTCAGTTGAAAGATTTTATGAAATTTACACCTTATGAAAAGAAGGATAGGGTTTTGTCTTTCACGTCTGAAAACATAGCGACAGATGCCTTGAAAGAGGATCAGAAAAAATTGATTATTGGATTGGGTTCTTCACAAAACATAAGTTCAAATGTTACTACATGGAATGATGTTCCTCCATCATCGAGTGTTGCTACTTTGGTATCTAAAGCAAAATTAAACTAATATGTTTCCGTATTATAATAGATATAGTCAATTTCTTATTAGTGGAGAACAAACCGTAGTTCCTTTTGTTCGATTACCTCAAAAGGTGACAGACCAAACATATATTTACAAAGTTGGGAGAACCAGATTAGATAGGGTATCCCAAGAATTTTATAGTTCACCTGTCTTCGGGTGGTTAATATTACAGGCAAACCCACAATTTGGTGGTTTAGAAACTAATATTTTTGATGGTGCTATCTTGATTATTCCATTTCCATTAATACCTTCGTTACAAGACTATAAAGCGGCGTTAGATAATTATTTTTATTATTATGGTAGGTAATGTACAGGCAGACAACAGTGGAGATATATTAGTAGAATTCGACTATAATAATATTATAATAGTTGACCCTAATAAAACAATCGACAGCACTGGAAATATAAAGGAAAGATTAGTAGACCACGAAAATCTTGTGATGTATGCTAATTTGGAGGTAGATGTCATGCCTAGAACTAAATTGTTAATAGGTTCCACACCACAGGCGGGAATTGAAACAATATCGATTGCTAGAATGAATTTTCTCAAACCTAATGGTGATAACTTCATGACTGTAGGTTATTATGATGAGCTGACTGGAAAAAACTCAGTTGAACAAAATGCTCAAAATCAACCAAAAAAAATTGTAAATACAAATAGTGAAGGGACAAGTTATACAAAATTAACTTTGAGTAATGAAGATTCGGTTATTGATAACGGATTATTGGGTATAACAGATATACAAATAACAACAAATTCTTCGTTTGTACCATCTGTTAGAATCGAACTTGAAGATGTTCAAGGTAAAGCATTATTTCAATTAGGGGATAAATCACCTTATGCAACATTTTTCACACTCCCTTACCCACCATTTTATCTGACATTGAAAGGGTATTATGGAAAAGCAATTAGGTATCAGTTGAACTTGAAAAGTTTCCAAGCACGATTCAATAGTGGAACAGGAAACTATCAAGTTAGTTTAGAATTCGTTGGTTACAAATTCAACATTTTGACAGAAATTACCATGGGTCATTTGTTAGCGACACCACACATGTACGGACAGACATTCACAGTAACTAACAATCCAGATCAACTTCAAACCTCTAATACATCAGCAAGATTTACAGCTGGTGCTGAAGAAAGTTTGGCGGGAAGTGCGTCAAATAGTCAAGATTCTTTAGTGACCTCGATTGTTTCCGAACGAGGATATCAAAAAATAAGAGAAGTATTCAGTGAATATAAAGCAAAAGGATTGGTACCCAAAGAACTACCTGAACTTACATTAATGGAACTTTTGAACAAAATTGAAAGTTTTCAGAGTCTTATAACCTCAGCATATCCTCCTGTTAATATAGAACCACTGACAAATATCAGACAATATAAGGTAGACTTGAAGTCATACTACGATGCGGTTTATGGGTCATCAAATTCTTGGTTTACTAGATTTATGAATCCAAGGGCATTAGTATTGAATGATGGGCAATTAGTTTATGCCTTCAATAAAAATATTACATTGAACGGAATTAATTCTGCGATAGAAGAATTGAAATCCATAATTAGAAACAACAATAAAACTTTAGCTGAGAACCCTACATTAGGAGTTCAATCGCCAAATAAGATAGAGAATAAAATTAAATTTGAAACAATTCAAATTGAAGTTCCGCCTACTGAAATTTCTTGGATAAAAACTGCTGCACGACAAACAGGTGTAAACGTACCAAGTGAAGAATCAATAAGGGCAATCAAAGAAAGCTACAATAACCTTTATGTAAAGGGTATAGAAATAGGACCTGATGGTGTTTCAACAGTCAAATCTAGCTTTTTTATTTTCACTGGTGAAGAAAGATTTGCAAAGTTGATGTCTTTAATGGAGGCGGAGGCAAACAAAAAGTTACAAGCCTTTGAGACTTCCATTTCAGAGGAATTGGCGGTACAAATTCAAGATTCAAGTCTTGGGTTAGGTTTTGCTCCAACAGTAAGGAATATTATTGGTATCATCATGGCATCGGCGGAGGCATTCATAAGATTGATGGATGAAGTACATGTCAAAGCTTGGGATGTTAAGTACGACCCCGTAAGAAAACGTGCTATACAAGAAAATGTAACTTCAGCTCCGAGTACTGAAACAAAAAATAACGTCCAAATAACAAATCAGGCAGCTAACGAAAATCAAGGTTTAGTTACTGCTCAAAAACCAGTTTATCCTTGGCCTCAGTTTTTTGTAGAATCTAACGACAATAGTAAACCAAGATTTCAGATAACATATATTGGTGACCCTTCAGTTGTCGATTTGACCCAAGGGTATTTGTATGAAAAATGGCCTGAGGTTGAATTTGTTGAAGAGTATGTGAGAGGATTGACCCAAAAATTTAATGCGCCAAAATATCCTGACCCGTTGGAAACCCAAAGGGATACAAATCAAATCAACATAAATGCCATTGAATTTCCACAATTTGGATTATCATACCTAAATAAACAGGAAGTCAAATTTTTCTATGAAATTTGGGAGAGACAATTTTTAACTGCTTATTACACTGGACTTAACAGGGCGGTAAATGGAGAAATAAATGAAGTATTAAATTTAATTGTTAAGAGTGAGGTAAGCAATATCAAAAACTCTTTGGGATTAAGTTCTCCTTATCTAACCTATAAACTCAAAAATTTTGGTTTCAATGCTGAAAATTATGTTGAGGATGTCCTGAAAAATTTTTCCAATCAAGGTACCGGTAAATCATATCAAGAATTTATCCGTGATTTTTTTGTTACAACTTATATTAAATCTGTTACGGAAGTACCATTTAGTATTTTAACCACAAATCAATTAGGTAAATTAAATCAGTTTGCGACTCCTAACACGGCTTTGGAAAAACTAGCAAGAAGTTCAAATAACACACCTTTGATTGTTGATACATTTCCATTCACAAATTCTACTTGGGTAAGTGGAAACATGGCGGGTTCATCAACAAACTCGGGGTTCCAAGTATATAATACAAACAATACGTTAAAAGTTTTTGGTCCTGTAAATGTATTATCTAATTTTACAGACATTTATAATTTTACGGAGAACAGACCAGTTACAAACTTTTCTTATCTATTAGAAAAAACAAATCCCACTCCATCTAATGGTAACTTAGAATCTTTTTTTCAGAATAGACTTCCTAAGGACTTATTACCTACAGAGGGTTTAATAAGTTTTATTTCCCCTATTACTTCTAATTTGGTGAACAAGACAACCTCTTTACTCAATTCTCCTTTTTTTGTAAATGCTATTCTGAATGGGGTTGAGAAACAGAGAGAAAAAAATCCGAATCCTTATATACAAGCAGCATTTTTATTTATAAATTCTTTACCTTTAGCTTCACTCAAAGAGAAATACAAAACCTTTCAAAATAATACAACAACTGATTTAGATTATATTGCATCGGTTTTCAAAAAATATGGTGCGATTCATAAAGTTCCGTACGCTTGGGTATTGAAGATTGGATCAATCTGGTATAGATATAAAAAATATAAAGAAACAGGACAAGATATTTTAGGAGATTCGTGGGATAACTTCGATTATCTTAATAATTATAGTCCAAAATTGAATTCCGTTGAACAAACTTATTCATTCAACTATAATGGTTCACCATATAATATTACTCTACAAAAAGAAACCCAAGAAACAATATCGATGAATTTGGGATTTTATCCCAAAGTTATAAATGATTTCAATTATTTTTATAATGGTTATGACATCTACGTTGATTATACAAATGAAGAAATACAAAAAAGTATAGATGTAACCAGATTGAGAATCATTGAAAATAAATCTGCCAATATAGTTGGAGCGAATCAATCATCAAAAACATTAAACGAAATATTATACTCTGTCATAGTACCTGAATTGAATTTGGTTAATCAACAAACAAACTGTGATGTTGAAAATAATTCTTCAAATTTGGAATACTATATCATTCCTTCTTTTGGGTCTAACGTTAATCAAGCATTTGAGGAATGTATAAATGCAAAAACATCAACAAAAAATACGGCTACTCCGTTTACATTTAATTCAAATATTTACAACGGTTCAGTTAGAACATTTTGGGCGTCTCCGAATTATGGATATTTTGATGTGAATCAAATCGTAAAACCAGAACCAGATGAATATTTTAATGAATTCACAAGTTCCCAAACTCAATATCCTTTCAAACTTTTAACAACCAATTCTTATTCAAAAATAGAAGAAATTTTTTCAGTTTTTGAAAAAAGTATTTTAGATGAAATGGAAAAAGAATTTTTGGATTTTACTAAACCATCAACAAATACAGTTATCAATACAAATACCGTTACGTTCAATCAATCGAATGTAGATAACTCTGCGATATTTAGAAACTTCCAGGACTTTACTAAAAGTTTGATGACAATACTTCCTGAAAATAAAAATCCTCAAAACCAATCAGAGCAAGATTATTTCAATAATGTTGTAAATCTACAATTATCTACAATTACATCACAGATTAAATCTTTCATGAATTACGATGTAATTCTGAAATACGGAAATCCTTCAAACTATAGAAGGAGAACATTTGATTCTTATCTCAGTTACAACTCACCAACCAGATTTGTTGTAGACCCTATTACGTTCAATCCATACGTTCAGAATACTTTACCCACGGCATCTAAAAACCTTCCTATATCACAATCGAAGGCATTAAATCCAGAAGCTTGGTTGGCTTTGGAGTTGGAAGTTGGGTTCTCAACGATACCTCAATTAGTTTACACTTATTCAGGTTCTTACATCACAGACTTTTTCGTAGATAACAATATAGAATTTTCTCAAAACAATGTTGTAATACTTGCACCGATAATAAAGATGTATGCAACACAAAAATTGAACGGATTAAATGCTACACAGTTCAAAACATCTTTGAGTCAATACCTCACAAACAATCAAGAAATACAAAACAATTCCCTGAATTTGATTTTGAAAGGTTTGAATGCTGAATTACCATCACAATCACAAGTACCTCAAGGGGCGATTCAATCAGTTTCTGACGGTAAAGTTGGAAAAATTGAGATTTATGAAATCTTGAAAGCATTGAATGATAAATGGATTGCAGGAGGTAATTTCACAGAAAAAACCTTTTTCGAAGATATGTTATTTTTGGATAAGGCGTCTAGAAACATAGGAAACAAATTATTTTTAGACATCTTCGACCTCAAGGATGTTCTGAATACAGATGCTTTGGAGGAGTCAATGGATGTTTATTCATTCATATCGAGCATCTTGATTAGAAACAACTTCACAGTGATGAATTTACCTGCTTATATTAATTTTTATAATATACAGGATATCGGTGAAAACACATCCTTGAGTCAACAAGGTTCATTAGAATTTGCGAATGATCTTTGGGGAACCTTTTTGGATGTTGATTATCGAAAATCGGCACAAAAGATGGTTTGTTTTTATGCTGGTAAACCTTCAGAACATTTAGAGATATTGGATAGTGGTTATCGTGATGATGGTTTCGATTGGGCTAAGGTTTCGGAAGTTCCTTTAATTGAAGATTCGCAAAATAAATCTTATTCAGATTATGCTTACTCTAACAGGTGCGTTGGTTTTAGTGTAGACATTGGAGTTAGAAATCAAAACATATTCAATTCCTTTTCGGTTGACCAAAAACCAGGTAAAGCAACTTCAGAATCCATAGCAACATATTTGGATATGGTTAATCAGACAACAGGAAGAAATACTGCAACTCAGAATGTTAGTTTGTATAACCTATATAAATCAAGAAGTTATGAATGTACGATTAGTTGTTTGGGAAATGCATTGATACAACCGACTATGTATTTTAATCTCCGTCACGTACCTATGTTTTATGGTCCTTATATGATTACTGAAGTTCAACACTCGATTCAAGCAGGTTCATTCATGACTTTATTCAAGGGAATAAGACAAAGTAGATATGATTTACCTGCAATTGATAATTTATTACAACAAATTAATTCCAATTTATTAACTAAGATTGAGGAGTTATTCAAAACAAGAAAAGACCAACCATCAATTCCTAAAACAACTGACGCTCAGACTGCAAACGATGTAAATCAAAATGCAAGTAATACAATAGCAGAACAGAACAGCTGTACGTCAAAATTGGATGTTGTTTATACTGATAGACAATTTGTATCTAAAGAAACAGTTAGGACACAATTAACCGCAGAACAATTCGCGGCAGACATTTCAAGGATAATAGGTGATGACACATTAATGAAATCTTCGATATACACGATGTGTTATGTTAGAACATTTGAAAAAAATAGTAACACAAAGAACGGACAATTCTATGGATACGATAATAACTTTGTTACTTTGCCATTAACGAAAAATTATGGAGATGTAGGGTTCAATTATTTTAACCGAACTTACTCTTGTGTAAATACAAAACCAAACAACTCTGAGCCGATTGCTAATTTTCAGAATGTTGATGAGTTTTTAATTTTTATGAAAAGTAGATTGGAACAAAATATAAGAAGAATTCAGTCACAAGGGATATTGAAGTTTTATGTGTGTTCTTGGAATGGAGTTTCCGAAGAATATTACAACAACAATTTTAATGAATTCACTGAACTGAAAGAAAATTTCTATAATGGCTTAAAGTCTGCGATTGAAGTTAAATTACTTACAGAGGAAGAGGCAAGGTTACTTGGAATTGTAATTAATGTTAATGAGAAAACGGCTAAAACGACCAATAATAATAACAATACAAATAACACACCTGACCAAGTAAGTGATATTATAAAAGAACAAGCAGATTGTCCACCACCAATTATAACAAACTTCTATCCTTTATCGGGGGCAACAGGAAAAATCATTCAAGTAAACGGACAAAATTTGATTTCAACTACCAAAATAATTCTTAACAATATAGAGATTGATATGGCATCTGCAACTACTCAAATATTTAATAATCAAACTTTAAGATTTTCCGTTCCACCAACACAATTACCATTACCACTTGTTGGAAAAATCAAAATCATTACACCAGATGGTGAAGTTACAAGTTCAGTTGATTTTACCATGATTTAATGCATTTTATCTATTATCAGTATATTTATTATAAAATATTATTATGAATCTAAAAACAACATTAGAAAGTTATCTTGGTAAATCTGTGAAATATTCAGAAAAAGATAATGGAGATGGAACAAAAGACGTTTGTGATTTAGAAACAGGAGATTGTTACACTATCAGAGAAAAAGATGGTTTAATCGAGAGAGCGGGACATCAATCTATTGTTAATCGTAGAATCCAAGTTGAAACATCAAAAGGAATAAAACAATTGTTAAACGGTTAATTATGAGTATAGATAAAAAAATTATAAGTGAAATCGAAAGATATAGACAAATAAAT